CCACGCACAATGTCCACGATTGCATAGTTCACAGCGGCTTCGCCTGCGGCACGAATTGCTTCGTACAGATTCCAGCTCTTGTCTTCTGTGCGGGCGCGGTAGATATGCTTGTTAACACGGCTACGAATAGACATGTTGATTGTGCGCTGAGTTTTAGCGGTAATACCAATGTAGTACTCCAATCCAATTTGGATTGTGTACACAATGTGGGTTCGATCAGTGCGTTTCTTTCTCATCATGTGTGTATTATAGCATTTCGGGCATATTCGGTCAACCGAACGGTAGTACTACAAAAGTACTACCTTTTGACTGTTGTAAATACGCTATGGATTACAGTACTTTATTTGCAAAATCGTTGACCAATAAAGGAGTGACATTTACCCCTGTTTATCACTGTTTTGAAAGTGATCGCTCGCCGCACACAGGTTGGAATCTGCGCTTGCCCGACTTTGACACAAACATCTTGTTGTTGCATTTTCAGGACCTGGTAAACATACATGATGGCCGTGTGCTGGAACTTGAACAGATAGAACAGCGATACGGATCACGTGCTGACCGTGTGGTTGTGACATATTGGAATCACGGACTAGATCGAATATATACAGGTCCGGTTCGATTGGTTGAGTTCAGCAATCACAACTATGATCTTGCCAACCAATTGCACCAGCGTTGGTCAGAATGGCACCACATTGTGGATCAACCCTGGACACAGGCCTGGCAATGCTTGAATGGTCGCATGTGTGATCACAGAAACAGAGTTATGCAAATATTACAACACTGGCCCGGCGGCACATTGAGTTATCATGATCGCATACCATTGCCCAACTACAACTACACCCAGTACACCTACAACAATGTTGACAACTTTATAAACTTGGATTATGTGTACAAGGCCTCGGCTGTGAACATTGTGACAGAAACAGAGTACAACACGGCACCGGGAATCATATCAGAGAAAACCCTGTTGGCCATGGCTGCTGAACAAATACCCATAGTAATAGGACATCAGGGCATTGTCAAACACTGTGAAGAACTGGGCTTTGATATGTTCACGGACTTGGTGGATGTCAGTTATGACACCATGCCCAATGACGTTCGTGCCGAGCAGGCCGTGCTACGAAATCAAGATCTAATACAAGGACGCATAGACCTAGCGCCATATCAGGAACGACTACAGGCGCAACGTGAATTTTTATTAGACGACTACGCTACCATGATGGAAATGCGATTCCAACGTGATATCAATAACTTAAACTTGTGATAAATCTTTGCATGTCTCCATGCAATGCAGCCATCATGGCTTCCTTGCTACCAAACATCACTATCTTGTTCAGCTTGCGATTGTTGACCATGTAGTAAGGGCAGGTCATGTGACGGTCCATGGCCAGCAAGTTCTTGGGAGTCAACAGTTTCTCTGGTAATTCAAATGAGTAACTTTCCAACTCCAGCAAGTTCTCAAACACATAAAATCCTTCGTAGGTCAGTCTCAAACCGCCATCTTCCTGAATGTTTTGCCACCATGAACGCATGGCTTCGTCCAGTCCCGGCGCATCAGGATAACGTGTTATGAGTTCTCGAGTGAGAGCAAGTTTATTGAGCATTGGGATAGATCTTATCCCCTTGCGTTAACAACACAACTGAAAACTTGTCAGTTCGGAATTGTGTGTTGAGTTTGCGAGCCAGATTGATAGCGTGTCCGGGGTTGGAAAACGATACCTTTTTGTACTTGGGCCCAGGAAACTGGGTGAGCAAATTACTGGTCTTCAAGTTGATGGGCTTTGAATCAAAGAAAACCGCCCATACACCTTCTGAGGCCAACACTTGTTCTGTCTTGTAGGTCTGTTTGTTAGTGTGCTCAATCAGCACTGTGGGCTTTGGTCTTGACATATTAAACTCCGTGTTTATTTATGCCAATAACTATGTAGATTTGAATGAACCGCCGGTGATTTGTACTTCTACTATTTCTGCACCACGTGCCTGTTGTGCTCGCATTTGCTCCAGGGTAAGCAACAATTTGGTTATATCACTGTGCAGATCTTTGGCATCACGCAGGCTGATTTGTAGTTCTCGTTGTCCACGGCTTTCTGCGGCCTTGATCGAGTCCACAAACCGATTTATGTGCATGCTCATTTTTCAAACAAACGGTTTGAGATCGGGCGGTGTCCAGCCCACCGGTTTCAACACTTTGCCATCTTCACGCTTGCGCACTTTGCCATCTTCACCAATCTTGGCAAAGTTTGTACTCATCACTTCTTTCCAAGCACCTTCAGCATCACTGCCCATGCTATGAATAGCACCAATGGTCACAACTAGAATGTCAATAAGGGCATCGAGTGTTTCTATTTGATCGTGTGCTCGAATTGCCTCAGCCAGTTCGTTTGATTCTTCTTCAATCAAACTCACGTACAAATTAAATTGTTCTTTGTCAAACTCGCCGCCAACTGTTTGATCGCAGGCTCGCATGAATTTCTCTTGATCACGAAAGGGATTTGTCACGTGCGGCCTCCTGGGTGTGAAAAGGATTCATACACTTCCTCTTGTAAATATCGTTTTAATTCTTTGTCTGTAGGTTCTACAGAATAATTCTGTTTGAAAAATATCTCATAGCTATCACTGCCATACTTTCCAATACCATATAGCATGGTAGCATCATCTCCGTCCCAATTCAAATAATCTTTGCTCATGCCCAGAAGTCTGTGGTATCTAACGTTGGCCATGCCCAATGGTTGAATAATGCTTTTGACAAACTGCTCATCGGCATTAATCAACACCTGTGGTGTGGGTAATAACGACAGAAACTTTGGTAAGATTGTCTTGACCGGTTTACGACCTGTTTGATTAAGCATTATCACAGCCACCATGTGTTGCCAACTGTTTGCTATCTGCTGTTGTACCATAAGGTCATCACGCAAGGGATTTGTCACGTGCTGCCTCCTGAGTGTGAAATGGTCCTTGATATTGATAACGTTCCAACACAATCAGTTTGGGATTACGTAAGATCTTCCAGGCACGATGTTGTTTCACAGCGTAATAACCTGCGGCATACCATGACTTTGATTTGCGTTCTTTGGTGAACAATGGCAATCGATGTTTCACGTCCCACATGGGATTGAATGCTCGGCATCCTGTTTCAAATCCATGCACCTGGTCCGGCGCAGGACGGGTGGTCTTCTCAGGTGGCGCAAACTCAATGTTGGCCTGCTTTCGCACCATGGGTATGGTTTTGAACTTGCCCACTTGGTCATTGATGCGCACAGTATAACCATCAGCTTCGGCTTCTACCACGCCAACCTTGCGATCATCCTGCTTGAGGATCCAATACTTTTTATCTACTATGGGCTTTGCTTCGATCATCCAATACTCCTTTGTATGTTTCGTTCAACCAGCGACCTATGGCATCTGCAAAGTCACTGAGTTTGGTAAGTTCATATTTGCCACAGAACCGTAAAAAGTGCGCACCCACCATGCCCACATCCCGGTGGCTAATCTGCTCACGTATGGCCTCATCTACCACGGCTTTGATTGCATCAGGCTGTGCAGTAAGATCAATCAAGGTACGGTTGCGTTCATAGTCGTCCAACACCTTGCGTTCCACTTGCTCATGGTCCATCCAACGTTGCAACATGAGATTGTTCCAGGCATAGCCGCGACGGTCACGATCTTCAAATGCTTCTGTCAGTCCCACTTGATTCTTGGTGCCTTTTACTCGCACACCAGGATAGGCCGAGAACACATTGTCACCGGGATCGCCTCGCATACACTTCAAGAACAGCACCCACTTCTGGTAGTCAGGGGGAGGTACAAAGTTGGCGTCAGGTTTGCCAACCTTGATCTTTGAGTTGCTCTCAATAGAGAATGCCAAGTTTTTGCCTTTTGCGTCTGTAACACCCGTGGTACTGAACAAGTGATCGTTGATGCCATTGTACAATTTGACGTTGGGTGCGATCAACTGCACAAAGTCGGAATCTGAACTGACAATAACATGTTCGTCTTGGGGGTGTAGTGCAATCCAACGTGCAATGACATCGTCTGCTTCTGCTGTGGCACAGCGAACGACACTACAGTTGGTTCGTGTAGACAAGTATTTAGTCAGCTCATCATAGGTTTCCCAGAACAGTTTGTCCTCTTCTGCTTCGGTCTCGCTCATTTGTCCACGTGCCACTGCACGGTTGGCTTTGTAGGGTTTATAGTGATCTTTACGCCAGCTACGACCTTCCAGTGCGAATACCACATGATCAGCACCAAGATCACGTGCTACTTTGTTGGCACTCATCAGTGTAAGATGCAGTGCAAAGCCCAATTTGGTCCATGTGTCTGCGGCACGATGCGCTTGGTGCCGCGCACGGAAAAACATGTTGGAAGTATCAATCAGTAGGTAGCGCATCTGTGTTCACCAAGTTGTTTTGCTTGATGTATTGTAACACATACTTGGCCCAAAAGCAATGGCCTTTGGCATCAAAATGGTACCATTTTGTGGCAACATGCCCGTTTTGTTGCAAAATTGCATAATAAGAATGTTGTTTGCTGTAAGGCTCTAGGTAATTGTTGCCCCAATTTATACGATTTTGGACATCATTAAAAGTACTGTAGCCATTGTAAAACAAATGCGGAATTTTCAAATTTTGCAGTTCGGTATGCAATGCCCAAATCTTTTCATGTGCTTCTTGAGTTTTCTTTTCCCAATTTACACCAATTATGTATTTTTGATATCGTCGACGCCATTCTTCGGGTACCATGTCTGCACCCGATGCATTGACTTGATACCATGTGCCATCATCGTATAACCATTCTTCTCGTTCCCAGGTGGTCCATTGTATGACCATGAACACATCATGCAACTGATCGGGATTGTTGGCAATCCATTCACGTGTGGTTCTAATAATGCGATCGTTACTGCTGGCTGACTCTGCATCACAATACAGTGTCCGGCCAAGATCCTGTGCTAGATGTGAGCACCAACTGGCTGCCAAGTTGAGTGGGTGTGGGCGACGATCTATACCGTTCTTGCCATCATCCTCAGCAAATGCATCTGGCACCACTGCTTCTGCGGCTGCGGTGTGACTGCAACCATTGGCATACAGTATCATCGTGGACTGGGACCACCTGTGTCATCTGCACCCACTGGTTCCCAGGACTCCAGTTTCCGCTTCAATTCTTCAGCCTGTGCCACACGTTGACGCAGTTCACTACTGCTGAATGAGTGATCCCGTCCGTTAAAGTGCAATTCAATATCACGCTTGTGACAGATCTCACGACCGGTAAATTCTCGGCCTTCGTATTCCACACCCAAGATGCGCACATCAATGGGCAGGATCAGCAACAGGTCTTCCAGATCTTTTTCTGTGTTGTATACCCAAACTTCGTCCACATACTTGCAACCTATGAGTTGCAGTTGTCGTTCCACAATGCTTTGCACTGGTCGGTTTTTGTTGGGTCGATCCAGGGTGGGATCATTCTGCAATGCACAGATCAGGTACTCACATTCTTCTTTGGCTTCACGCAACATGGCAATGTGGCCAGCGTGTAACAAATCAAATGTGCTGGCAGTAAAGCCCACACGTCTTCCATCCATCATATCAATATCCTTAACTTATCTCTGTGCGCCCGTCACCAATGTCTCTGGTGTGGACATAACCATTTGCTGAGTTACGCATGGCTTGATCTTGTTCCCATGTTTCCATCACCACGTGTCTACACACATTCTGGAACCAGCGATCCACAATGTCTGAATCTGCGTCTGTGGGCTTCATCATGTAGCCGGCTTTGACCAAGCGAGCAATGAATATCTCATTCCAGTCCAGTTCAAATGCACCTTGGTGCAGGTTGTTGGGATCAATGTCCATGTTCAAGATGGCCACGTAGGGTTCGTTGTTCTCTGTGGCAATTTGCTTGGCAGACTTTTCAGGTGCCTTGGGCACACGGATAACTTTTTCTTTTTCCTCTTTAACAGGAGGCGTTTTCTTTTTTGTTAACCAATCCCACATTTCAAATGCTCCATCTAGTATCATTTACCCCACCCGTTGCCCCAAAGGTCAACGTGTAATCGTGGACTGTACCAGTAGCCACGTTTGAGTGCTTCGTCGGCAACATTGATTCTGTTGCCATCATACACTGATACCACACCGCCCACTGGCATCACAAACACAGGACCGCTAAACTCACGCAGTCGATATTCTTCCACTGCACGGTCCAGCTCATCAAAGTCTTCAACTTTTTCTACCACAAACTTGAGATATGTCACACCGTATGTTTCATAGTCCCATACCACGTCGGGCTTGATGGCATCCCCCCACTTCTCTCCTGACACACTCAGTTTGGGACTTACACTAAATGTAATCTCACCAAACCAGTTGTGCAAGTAGTCTCTAAACTCTCTGCTGAGTTCTTGAGTACCATTGGTTTCAAATGTGATGTGTCGCAGACCACGTTCAGCCAACACATCCAGTAGTTCTGGATAAGCACGTTGCCAACCCAACAACGGTTCTCCACCTGTGATAACCAAATGCACAGGATTACCGTTGGGTTGCAGCCAGTTGCCACGGGGCAACAGTGCAGTCATTCGATCCACAAGTTCTTCCACTGTGTATGTGGGACTCAGGTGCTTGAAGTCTGGGTGCCATGATGCATAGCTGTCACAGCCTGTACTTACCAAGGGAAGTTCTTCAAATGTTTTG